TTGATAAGCTGACGTAAGCCGAAACCCCGTATTCTATGGGCGGGTTCACCGCCCACCCATAGAATACACTTTTTTCTTCTGAACTGTCAATCATGCTTTTGAAAATCGGAATTTTTTTGATTGCCGTTGCTGTTGTAAAAATCATTGTTTCTGCTATAATCCACTTTAGGCAGAGAAAGGACAAGTGAGTATGGAACACACGATCAAACTTCACACCCGCGAAAACGGGCGCTTCGTTGTGAAGACAGTTGCGACGGATAAATACTTCACCGTTTGCCCGTATCAGGTCGGGGACGACGATTTGGAGGAAGTCGAGGTTCTTTCCGTTTCTGATTTATACCTCATGTGGCAGGAACTCAAAGCGGGTGACAAGTCCTGCGGTGAAAACTGTTGGAAATATCATTTCTACCGCCACGAAATCAAGCCCGAACACGACGAACGCACAGGAAAGCCTACCTTCATTGACTATGTTACCCCCGGCAAGGTATACCGCCGCGGGAATAAAGTTTTCTTCAAGGAAATTTCAGAATAAGGAGGAATAAACGTGAACAGAATCCGCCGCAAGGCTCTTCAAGAAACGCCTATTATAATCCCCCGGCGAGTGAAAAACAAAATATCAGCGATTTATGAACATCCAAACGAGATTTATTCGGTTTATATGAAAGAAACAGGTGAAGCCGTGTGGATTGACAGAAAGATTGACCTTTATAGGTTTCTGTCCTCCTTATCCGGTAAACTGTAAAACAAAAAAGCCCGCCGGGGAATGACCCCCGACGGGCTTTCGTTTTTGTCCGAATCGGACGTGTTTAGTTTTCTGCGGGTTCGGTCTGGACGGCCTGTTCTTCGATGCCGACAAGCAGGCTTTCCACGGATGGGGTGTCGATGTAGCCTTTCAAATTCTCATTCGCGCCCCATGCTTTCTTCGCTTCCTCCAAAGCGGCTTCGATCATTTTTTCAATATCGCTGGACGTGAAAAGCAGTTTCAGCACCGCCGGGATTCGCTGATAAATCCAGTCCGCGACGGCGGCATATTTCAGGGAACCCGTACCGCTTCCGAACTGCTTTTCGGCCTGCGTTACAAGGTTGAAAAGGATTTGCTTCAAAATCTTTGTTTCGCCGCGCTTGATAAGCACGACAACCACCGCGATGAAAGCGACGATGACAAGCACGCTGTCCCAATTCTTCGCAAGGAATGTAAGAACGTTCATTTCTGTTTCTCCTTTCGATCTGTCAACCAATGACGGTACAGCCGGATTCAGGGACCCAGCCCAAACCGTCGATGTGTACGCCGCACTTGCGGGCCGGATAGTAATACTTCACCGTATACGTTCCGTTTACGGTCTTGCCCTGTCCGCCGCCGTTGCTGTCACGGTACAGCGGGCCGGAATACTTCACCTTTGCACCGACGCGCATTTTCGGCGCGGTCGTACCGCTCCCGACGGCCTGCACGTCCGCCGCATTGACCCAGCCGTAAACGGTAGAACCGCCGCCGGGCTGTTTGATAAGGTGGTAGGGGTGCTTTGCGCCCTTTGCAAGCGCCGTTACCTTTGCCGTTCCCGGCTTGCAGGCCGCGCCGCTTGCCGCCGCCGCGTTGGTGTAATGGGTGTTGCCCGTAAAGCGCACCACGTCGCCCACAGCGAACGCAAGCGTCGCCGGGGTGGTAGTTGTGCCGCTGGGCTTTGTCGTGCTTCCTGCGCCGTCCTGTGCGCCGCCTGCGGTGTCGTAGGTGATATACGGCAACTTCCCGTGCTTCGTCCACTTGCGCCCGTTCATGCCGGAAATAGCGCCAATGTTCAGGCACGCCGTCACCTGCACGCAGTTCTTGAAAGCGGGCGAACATTCGATGACCTTTCCGCCGCCGATGTATACGCCGATATGACCGGGCAACCAGACAGCTTCACCCGGAACAATGCCGCTGAAATCAGCGGACACGCCGGAACACTTCGTAATCATGGTGTCGGCCCCAAGATCGGGAACGCCGTTGGAAGCATAGGCCGCGCCGCCGTATGGCTTCGCGGCGTTTCCGCTCCAACCCCAAAGAACGCCTTTGATAAGGCATACGCAGTCGAACCCGTAGACGGGCGGGTTCTTATCCGCCGCCGCCCGAATCATCGCCGTTCGCGCGGCCTGCTTGTTGTACCTGTGATTTGTGCAATAGCGGGACACGTTCGCGCCCGTCAGGGGTGCGCCGAAACAGCCCATGACGTACAGCGTTTTATAGTTGTCCACAATGTTTTGCAATTTGTTGATAAATTCAGACGCTTTCATTTTGCCCGCTCCTTTCGCGTCTGCGGGTCTTGTGGTCCCCGCCGTGGTATTTGAACCGCTGGGCTTTGCGGCGCTTCCTGCGCCGTCGTAGGCGGTCAGGGCGTATGCTTCGATGATTTGAACCAGTTTGTCCGCATACTTCGGGTCGGTCGCATAGCCCGCCGCGGCGATTGCCCGGCACGCGGCTTTATAGTCCCGCTCCCCGATGGCCGCTTTATAGCGGGCATTGCGCGAAAGCAAGTCGGAATGATCGGCGACGCTTTCCGCCCAACTGCCATAGGCCCGGAAAAGGCCCGTCACGGTCGTAAATGTCACGCCGTCGTAGCACTCTTGCGTTTTGCCGCTGTAAACGGCCCCGGTCCAGCTTGTCCCGGCCTTGATGCCGAACAGGGCGTTTCCCTTGACCGTCAAGCCGGATTTGCCCCAGCCGCTTTCAAGGATTGCTTGTGCTATCGTCAGGGACGCGAGGACCCCGCTTTTCTGCATATCCGCCGCGGCAAGTGCGCCCACCCGCTCGATGAATTTCTTTTGTTCCTGTGTCATGTGTATTCCTCCGTTACGGCTGAACGTTGTTCAGGTCAACGGGCATTCCCTCCGTTTCCTCCTGGTTCGCCTTTTTGATTTTCACAACGTTTTCCGCCTTTGCTTTCCACGAATAAAAGCCGATGACCGTTGCCGTTGGTGTTCCAACGTAGGCAAGGAAAACGCCAAGCTGTGAAGCGTCGAGGACGACGGCCCACACGCCCACGCCGAACCCGGCGAAATAGGTACAGAGGACCGCCCAAAGAACCAGCTTTGAACACTCTGTCTTCCGGCGGTTCTGCTTGCCCTCTCTTCGTCGGCGGGGCCGTCGTCCGCTCAACAGCAGGACGGCGGCGAACCCGCCAACCAACCCGGCGGCAACGCTGAAAAGATAAATCATGCCGCGCCACCTTTCTCATAGAAAATCGTGCTTTACCAACCGTTCGTCATACACCCGCTTGATGTTTGCAACCGCGTGTGTGGCGCGGTTGTTTTCATATTCCGGGTGTGTGTCGCAGTATTTTTCGTAAAGGTCGATTTCGTGCAAAATCTCGATGAAGTCTTCCTGCGTGTGCGGAATGTCCCGCAACAGTTCGTTGTTGAATCGCAGGATTTTTGAACGGTGAAAATCAGCGTTCCGCGCGTCGTCCGTTTTGATATGGTCGTCAAGGATTTTACGGGTTTCGTCCAGCTTCCGCAGAACGTCGCCGTTGATTGCCCGCCCAATGGCACGCGCAAGCCACGTCCACGGGTTCAACTTCACGGGGGCGATTTGAACCAGCGTCAGAACCACAAAGGCAATTCCTCCGCCGCTTGCTATCTCTCTGATTGTCATTCTGTTACCTCCCGCAAATGAAGTCCCCGTAAACGCTTTTCAGCGAATACGGGGCTATTGTGGGCGGTGCTTCCTGCGAGTGATAAACCGCGCAGTCATACGCCCAAATCAAATAACGCGTTGTGTCCTCCGCCCAAATAGCAAGCGGCATAATGAAAAACCACAGCAGACCGAACACCGGGCAGATTTGACCCAGCACGTTTCCCGGCTGATTGCTGTAATCCCAAACGTCCAGCCCTAACCACAGGTTCAGGACACACCCGGAAATAAACTCTACCGCAAGCACGATAACGGCCCCGATGACCGATTGCACGATGACCGGGGCGCGGTAAAAGCGCGGGGCCTGATTGATAGCACCAACCAGAACCCCGCACAGCCCGCCTACAACGAACATAGACGGGTGTGAGTACCCACGGAAAAGCGTTTCAAATACGACGTAAGCCGCGCCCAGCGTGGCCCAAATCGTCAAGATACGTTTCACGCGTCGCCACCTGCTTTCTCGATCAGCGCCGCCATGCTTGCCGCAAGGTCGGCGGGCAGGTCCGCGCCGTACACGATAGCCGGGATTTCATCAAGCCCGGCCCGTTTAATCCACGCGTTCAGGTGGTTGCAGTAAGTGCGGTGATAGAAGACGTGGGCGGTCGCGGCCTGTGTAAGCGCGGTGAATTCCTCCGCGGTATACATACGGCAAAGTTCACCGTCGGCGTGGTACGGCACTTCCTCCGCACCCTCCTTGACCGTCTGGAACTGTGCCATAAGTTCGGTTTGGTCGTGTTCTGTCAAGCTGTAATGTGCGCCGCCCACGTCGATTCCGGCATAGATAGCCGCGGAACACGCAAGGCCGATTTCGGCTTTCTTCGCCGCGCGGACCTGCTCAACGTCGTTCCAGTCCTGCGGCGGGGTCACGCCCAGCCGCTCCAACTTCATATCACGAATGCTGTCTTCTCTGTGCTGAATGCTCATTCAAAGTTACCTCCCGCAGACGTAATGAAGCAATCGCCCGTTGCCGTTCCGCGCTTTACCTTGATGCGGAAATTGTAGCCCCAAGCGCTCGCCGTTTTGGTGGTGTTGGAAAGGAAGAACTTACTTCCGCTTACGACGTTTTGCGTCACGTCCTCCCACGTCGGGGAAGCGTCGTTGCCGTTGTTGCAGACTTCCACGGTGAATTTTGCACCTGCTGGAATTTGACGCACGACAGACATGATACCTTTTGTCACCATATCATCGGCAGTAAGCGGGGTAGCAAGTGTAAGTTCGATTTCCGTTTCATTTTTCGTGAACGTATACGTCCGGGTCGCGCTTCCGCCGTAGTTGTCCGCCGCAACGATTTTCAGCGTATGGGACCCGTTCAACAGCTTCACCCACTCTGCGGCGGTGATGTTGAACGAATAGTTCTGTCCGCTTGTCGCGGTGTAGGAACGCTTCTGCGTGCCGTCGATGTACTCCGTCACGGTCAAGGTCTGCCCGCTGTCTTCGTCCGTTACGCTGTAACTCTGCGCGAACGCGGCGGTCTTCGCTCCCAAGTTGGAATCTGTGCCGCTGATAACGGGCGCATGGTTGTTTACCACCGTCCGCGTCGCGCTGGTGTTGTAGGCGCTTTCCGCGCCCGCGCTGTCATACGCCTTGACGCGGTACGCAATAGAGGCCCAGCCGAACGTGATTGCGTCGGTGTAACTGCGGTTGATGCCCTTGTATACCTGCGCCCATGCGCCGCCGTTGACCTGCCGTTCGAGGATATAGCCGGAAAGATTGCCGTCTTCGTCCGTGGAAGCCCCCCAACTGATAGACAGGCTTTCGCCGCCGCGAACGTTGGACGGAACCGTGATGGAAGAGGGCTTCGAGGGGGCGCGGTTCCAAATGATCGTGTATGCTCCGTCGGAATCCGGGCTATCAGATACCAAGATTCCAGAGGACAAATTACAAAGCGGGCGAACGCCGCCGACGCCGTAGTAAGCGCTGTGCCAGCTCATCGCACCAGAGGAATAGACGTAGCGGACGCTGCAAGAGTTGGACGCGTAAGCGTCGGCAAGCCACCACCACCACGGCGAACTTGCGTTCAAACTGCTGTTCGTGTACTCGCTCTTGCTCACGGCTTCCGCCGTGGGGTAGGCAAGACGGGAACTGTCGTTGCTGAACAAGGCCAGCTTGCTTCCTGCGGTCACGTCGCCGGACAAGCCGACTTCCGTACAGGTCGCAAGGAAAATTTTGTCTGTGCAACTCTCCGTACCGCCGCCGTCTACGGTCGCCTTGCCGACGGTGTGGGTCGTCGAAAGCAGGGCCGCAACAAAGTTCGCGGAGAAGCCCGCAAGGAAGCCTGCTTCCGCGTCGTATTCGTTATAGTTGCTCCATACGTTCGCATTCGTCGGGGCCGCGTCTGCGCCATGCTGGGCGCTGTACCACTTCCCGGCGGCGGCCTGACTGTTCAGCCATTGCCGCACGTTAGAAAGGGTCCAACGGTTATTGCCGTAACTGCGGCGGTTGCCGTCGCTGTTGCCGGATTCGATAGCGTCAAAGCATTTCAGCGAAATAATGCGCTCCGTAATCAGGGTCACAGCGCCGGACGGGTAGCCCGTGTGTCCCTTGTCGGCGATTTTCCAAATGATCGGCTTACCGTTGTAAAGCGTGCCTGTATCTTTGACAAGCGCACCGACGGCAAGCGCATTCAAACTTTGGGCCATTGTTTTTCACTCTCCTTGAATAGATTTTGAAACAGACTGTCGGTTTTCTGTATCAGGTGATAGCAGTTTCCCTTTGCGGCGTGGCTCCGCCAACTTCCGTATGACTGTTCAATGTCTGAAAGGCTGATTTTCTCCCGGTCCAGTAGACCGCGCTGTTTCTTCAATTTGCGTTGTGCGTTACTTTTGCTTGACCGCCGGACTTTGCGAATGATTTTGCCCGATTCGGTCAAGTAGGTGTGGAAGCCCAAGAAATCAATACCGTTCCGCAACGGAAAAATATTTGTTTTCTTGTTCATCCGCAGGCCCAGCCGGGCAACGTATTGTTCGATCTCGCCCCGGCAGTATTGCAAATATGCCTTGTCCTCATGTATCAAATAGAAATCGTCCATGTACCGCCCATAATAGCGAATACCCAGCTTTTCTTTTATGAAATGGTCCATGCCCGAAAGATACATGACGGCGAACCATTGTGAAGTCTGGTTGCCGATAGGAATTCCCGGATTTTCCGTGCTGTCAACGATAAGGTCAACTAACCACAGAATATCCGGGTCTTTGATGTACTTCCGCGTCATCTGCTTTAATGGTTCATGCTGGATTGAATAGAAATACTTCGATATGTCGCATTTCAAAACCCAGCCGTCCTGGCCGCGCCGCCCTCCCGCGGGGGGGGGCGCCGCCCCCCCCGCCCCCCGCCGCTCCCGCTCGGCGTTCGCCTTGCGTGTGAAGTAGTAGGACCGCATGAATTCTTCAAGACGGTATAACCCGTCATGTGTTCCGCGCCCGCTCTGCGATGCGTAGTTGTCCCGGATAAAGGCTTTTGAAAACGCGGGTTCAAGTATGTTGTCGCATAGGGAATGCTGAACCACCTTGTCTTTGAATGCGTTCGTCATAACGATTCGTTCTTTCGGCTCATAGACCTTGAAAACGAAATAATCTGACGGTCGGTATGTTTTGGTTTTCAGCATTTCCGAAAGTAGGCATAGGGCTTCAAGAAGATTTGCTTCAAATTTTTCAACGCTGGGTTTGTGTCGCTTGCCCCTGCGTGCTTTCAGGAACCCCGCGTATAGGTTCCCAAAATCATATACCTGCTCGAATTCTGCGCCTTGCATATAAAAAACTCCTTGCCGTGTATAGAATCGGCCTTGCGCGTCTGCGGCTCCCGCCGCACGCAACGCGTCATCATCGGACCGCACCGCGCGTCCGCGGCGGGCGGGAGCGGGGTTTCGGGGGCCC